AAAGCGAAGGCTTGCGGTTAATGATGAAATTGACCACCGGCCAGATTAACAAGTACAGCGGATACAAGACACCAGCTCAAACTACGTCAGCAGATTATGTGGACTTTGGCATCCAATCCAACGGGACAAGCGTTGGCACGTTTGATTTTAGCTCGTCTGTCCGTACCCGCGATATGGACTTTGGCGATCCATTTGCCCAAAAACATGGCAGCAATTTTGAGATAATCTTTGATGATTCGTATTCTAACAATGCTACTATTGCCATTCAGCGGGACAGCGATGTTGGCGATGTGGAAGTGCAGCCCAACCTAAACATTGCCAGCACCGTGTTGGTACTGCCATTTGTCTTGCCAGCCGTTCTGCCTACTTCGGTTAAGAAACGCATTGCTTCCGATCTGCGTGCTTACGAAAAGTGGCGGTTAATCAACATCAGTGTTACCTCTGAGGCAAACAAGATGGCGGTTAGGCAGATTACCGCAGCCGCCAACCCCGATACCATTGAGGTGCAAAAGACGATATGACGGCTGTTGAGTACATTGAGGAGAGTGGCGTGCCGGAGTCCATGTGGCCTAACCTAGCTGAGTGGTACGGCTGGTTTGAGAAGCAGGGTATGGTTGGGGTGGTTAAGGATGGGGAGGAGATAGCAGGCGTGGCTTTGGCTAGGTGTCTAAAGGATGGGCAAGAGCCTAAGCATTATGAGCATACTGAAGATGGTGAGAATGTGTTTGTGGATTTGACTATCTCCTCAAAAGGTGCTAAATCCTTACGATGCTTGCTGTTGCTCCTTTGGGAGCGTTTTGGTCCCCGCGAGCGGATCACCTTTAATCGTTCTGGTAAACCAAGGAGTTACGACTATATGACATTTATGCGAAAGGCAAGGGTTTAACACCATGGGTGGATCACCTTCTATTCCCGCACCGCCCCCTCCGCCCGATCCAGCAGCGGTCGCACAGGCTAATGCAGAGGCGTACAAGAAGAATATCGAGACTTATATTGAAAAAGCTCCGGCTATGGCAGAGCTAGAAAACAAACTTCGCATTCAGTATCTACCAGCCCAGCGTGGTTTAGAACGCCAGTTATCAGCCCTAGACCAGCAGGCAGGCGTGCAGGCTGGGATGCAGCTAGAACGGCAGTACGGACCGCAGCGCACGCTGGAAGGTTTGCGCAGGCAGTATGAGACTAGCCCACAGGCGTATGCCTTGAATCGCGGATTAGGCGATCAGATGACTCGCCAGTTCGAGCGTCTTTACGGAACTAGCCCATACGAATCAGTTGAGCAGAATGTCGCGTTTAACCGCCAGCCAGGACCAGTTGATTTCTATGGAACAGTTGGAACAAATATTAGCAACCCAAACTTAGAAGTTAAAAAGTAATGACATTCGCTGAATTAAATAAAAAAATAGAGGATGCAAGTAAGGCGATTACTTCATTGCCAGAAAATAGGCGAGGTCAAAATAATGGAGCGTATTTTTATGGAGTCGGGGGGTTGGATACTCTACATATGCAAGCAGATTTGAATGAATCTAATTCAAGAAGTGCTGCTTCGCTTATATCCAGTTTAGGCTTAAATCCTGGAAAATATGTAACTGGTAGTTCTCCGCGCGGCGGCACATCCTACAACGTCCCAGCCGCAATTGAAGAGGCAAAATTAAATGCAAGATTTCTTGGGATAGAAGAAAAAATAGACAATGACAAACTTGCCCAGCAAGAGGCAAAATATAACACGCTGGCACAGCAAATTCAATCTGTTATTGGGGGTGGAAGCCAAGCCGCAGGCCCAGCCTTCAACCAAGCCCTATCCCAGCTTTCCGCTGATCGCAACTACGGATCTTCTGATCTTGGATCAAGACTTAACTTTCAAGTCTCAGACGATCAAATTGTTCAAGATTACAACAACTCAAAGCTATCCCGCCTAAACAGCGTGATTGAGCGTGGCAACACGCAGATTGCTGGGATTCAAGAGCGTCTAAATGCGGCCAATCAGCTATTAGCTGGTTTACCCGCTGGTGACGCTCGTAGGACGGGTTCAGAAGTATTCATCAAGCAACTCAACGATGACTTGAAGAGCGTAACTAGCGCAGTAACTAGCGCGCAAGATATGCAAAAGAATTTCAAGCCTATCACGATGGATAGCCCCGAAGGACTAAAGGAGATCACATCGTTTAGATCCTTTGTCCAGCTACCCGAAGAGCGTGCTTCCCAACAGCTTTTCCAGATTGATCCAGACTCTTACCGCACTGCGGTTGGCTTGGGTCAGCAGTATCGCCAGATGGCAACTGAGCCAATTGGTGCTACGACCACGCCAGAGACTGAGCAGATTCGTCAGACCATCGAGGACGAGGCTCTTAATCAATTACGCCTTGGATCGACCATTGGCGCAGAAGAACGGCGTGGCTACGAGCAATCTATACGAGCTGCACAGACTGCCCGTGGCAACGTCTTTGGTCTTGGACCGGCAGTGCAAGAAGCCTCACAGATCGGTGCGGCTGGCGAGCAACGCAAGCTGGCACGCTACGGAGCAGCACAGCAATTCTTGGGATCTGGCTTGTCGAGTGGTGATGCGCTCAAAGCTGACTTGGCTTTCCGTGATGCACTCCAGCGAAACAGGCTGGGTGCAGCTTCCAACTTTGTTGCTGGCGGACCTTCCATCGCCAACCTTGCTGGCGCACGCACAGCACAGCAGCAAGCTGCGATGCAGAGCTACATCCAAGCCAATCAAGCCTTGCCTGGTGGATTTAACCAACAGCCATCTACGGCTGCTAACTTCTACCAAGCGGTTGACCAGCAGATTCCTGTCCAGCTAACCAATGCGTTTACAAACCTTTACGGCTCTCAAGCTAATTACTTGTCAAGCACCTACGGCGCGCAAGTGGGGGCAATTTCTAGGCAGCCAAATGCATTCCAGAATTTTGCAACAGCCGCTGGTGGATTTAAGGATCTTGCTGGAGGTGTTGGTGGCCTTGCTTCAGCAGGGATATTGTGTTGGGTTGCTCGCGAAGTTTACGGCATAGACAATCCTAAGTGGCTTCAGTTCCGCGAGTGGATGCTGACCAAGGCATCTGACAATCTGAGAAACTATTACATTGAGTATGGCGAGAGGATTGCCAAGTCAATACGTAACAGGCCGAAAATTAAGGCACTCATTCGTAAGTGGATGGATTCAAAGATAGGATAATTTATGGCACTAGATCCAAACGACCCTCTTATTCCTATGCCTTGGCAGATGGATAGCATCAGAGCCTATCGCGCAAGTAAAGCAATGCAGGCTGAAGAAGATGCTCTTAGGATGCAACAACTTCGCCTTAGTGTTGAAAAAGCAAACGAAGAAACAACAATTGGAAGAACTAGTAAGGCTGCCGATATTGCGGCATTCCTTGAGCAAGAAAAACAAAAAGAATCGGGGATTCCTATTGGAGAAGAAATGAGTGCAAGGATGACCGCAAAGGGCGGACCAAGCATTCTTGAAGCAACAAAGATGCAAGGCCAGCTTGATGTTGAGGCAAAAATGAGGCAAGCAAAAGTTGAAGCAGCAAAGAATATTTTGGCTGGCGAGAAATCTTTGCTTCCTACAGCCGATATAAACCTTGGCGGAGTAAAGCGAACTGTTCTTGCTCCAGAGGCCGGAAGAACTAGCGCAGATATTTATGGTCAAATCTATAGGAACCAAGTACCGCAAGTTGCTTCCACCTATGAGGCCGAGGGGTATGATCGAGATTCAGCAATCAGAATGGCTAGCCAAGATGTCAGAAAAGAGTTGGTCAAAGCATCTACGGGAGGCAAGGTTGTGTTGACGGGTGCGGATGGCCTTAGCACAATTTCTTATAGCAACGAACAGGCCGAAAGAATGTGGAGAGATCCAAAAACTCCAAAAGGAATAAAGGTTCAATTAAATAACTTCTTTGGTGAATCCGAAGAACCGACAGCCTCAAGTTATATCAAATCAAAGACAGGCAGATAACATGGCTGAAGCCCTAGAGCTATCGTCAGCCAATCGTATTCGGCAACTGGCGGGGATGCCCGTAGAGCCAGAACCATTACCCAAACCAGAAAACCCGCCTGCTTGGGCTGAAATTAAAGAAAGCGAAGATTACAAGACTCTTACCTATCCAGAGCAAGTTGACCTAGCCCGCAAGTGGGGTGAGGAGACTAAGCTATACGCATCCACGCTTAAAGACTACACGCCAGAGCAAGATGCAGAGATTGATGACTTCGTAAATACGCAGGCTGTTGATGTTCCAGCCAATGTAAAGGCGGCTGCGCTTACGGCTGGATTGGTTAAGGGGTCGGCATCAGTTATGGGCGGGATTGGTGGGGGTTTGGGAGGGCTGGCGGTTGGTGGTCCAGTTGGTGCGATAGTCGGAGGCGTTGGTGGAGCAATAGCGGGTGGCGAACTAGCCGAGGCTGGTCTGCAAAAGTTTACACCTAATGTGGCTAGGGCAAGGGAGTTTGCTCCCACTGCTGCTACCGTAGGCGAATATGCGCCTTCTGTTGTAATGGGTACGGTTGGTGCGAAGCAGTTGGTCCAGGCTGGCAAAACATTATTCCAAGAACTAGGCGCGAAACGAGCCGCGCAGGAACTGGGCAAGACTGTAGCCACGGGGGCTGGAATAGGTGCTGGGGTTGGAACGGGCGTGAGGGCAATTACTGGCGGAGAGGTTACGCCTAGCACAATCGCTACGGATGCCTTATTCGGTGCGGCCTTTGCTGGGCTGGGAAGTGGGTCAAGGATTAAGGGGTACAACCGAGATCAAGCGTTGTCGTTGAATGAAAGGGTTAAGGCTGGTACTGCCACAGAAGCGGAGTTTAGGGATTGGAATGGCATACTGGCCGAAGCACAAAGAACACAGGCAAGGGGCGTAGCTGGAGCAAGGCGCACTGAAGTAGAACTAGGTGGACGCAGGGTATTAGATAAGACTGAACTTACCCCAAGCGAACAGCCGCAAGTAACGCCACAACCTACCGCCGAGCTACCCGCGCCTAGGCCTGTTGTGCCGGAACTACCCGAAGCTGGTGTGCGCGGAATTGTCCGTGGCACAGCAGCCGACACAGCCGAGATGCAACGGCGTGGGATCACGACACAGATGCAGGAAAGCCTAGTCGACCTAAACGATCCAGTACCGAGAACGAATGTATTTACAACCGAATCCCAAGGCATCAATCGTGAAGCTATTATTCCAGACACTCGCGGACTGCAAGGCGAGATAGTCCGCGAAGGTCCGATTGTTACGCCAAGGACTCAGTTGCCAACGACGGAGAGGCTGGCGTTGCCGGGCAGAACAGATGAGCCGTTCAGGTCAGCCGAGGAAGCAGCTAAAACTATAGAACTAGAAAAGGGCATGGAGGAGAGGATTAGGCAATCTCCGCAGGGGGGTAAGGGATTAAGAAAGGACTTGAGAGCGCAAGAACCAATCCTTACCCCAGACGAGGAAATGGCCATCTCAGAAAGACAATTTGAAAAAGAAAGATTGGTTACAAGTAATCCCTCTCAAGATCAAATTGAATATCCAGAAGCAGCTTTGGCTGAAATGATTGAGCCGCCCTACCGACCTATTGATTCGGATGTAATAGATTTTATAACACAAAATGGAGGGATACTTTCAAAAACTTCTGCCCGCAGAGAAAAGAATTTGGAATTATACGGGAAAAAAGCTGGTTCTGGCGTAAAGCGTTTAGCAGAAGAAACTGGTATAGCAGAGTACGACTCAATGCCAGAAATGGATTTTTACGAAAAAACTCAAGTCTACAGAAAACAAGGATTGGCATTAGATGAAATGGCTCAAATGGCGTACGATCAATTAGGCATTGGAGACGGAACTTCCAGCACATTTGGATCTATAATTGCTCAAGCACTTGCCACAAGAAGAAAACTAAGAACCCCCGATAAGGCATTTGAAAGTCAGAAAAAGTTTATTAAAGATGTTTTGATTCCGTCAAAAGAACTTACTCCAATTTCTGCTCAATCTCTTGTAGTCGGTGATATTTTGCAGGCGAAACAAGGGGACATCAGGGTTATTGATATTAACCCCGACACAATGGAGCCAATTCTTGACGGAGGCGACAATTATGGCCAACAGACCATAAAGACAGATTCTCATGTTTTTGTAAAAACTGTTAACAATCGGAGTATACCTACTATCCCTCGCCCTATGCGTGGCAAGGCTGGTGAGGCTGGGTTTATTGTGTCTGATGTGCAGGAAGGCGCGGCCAAGGTAGCGCAGAAGTGGCTCACCACGGAAGGCAATCTTCCTAAAGAGATGTTTGACATCATGGAAGCCAAAGGATCGCGCACGCAGGCGATGCTAAAGCAAATTGATTTTACGCTGGCAGATTTGGGCAGGGCAGCGAAAGCATTAAATGGCACAGCAAAACTCACGCCACAGCAATCCAGCCAGCTTGACGGATTCTTGCGCGGACGCACCGCCGTAACCACGCTACCAGAGCCTTTCCAGCCCATTGCCTCACAGATGCGCAGACAGCTGGACAACCTTTCCGAACGGTTAATTGAGGCTGGCGCGTTTAGTGAAGAGCCAGGGCCGTCTGGAGTAAGCAAGGCTGATATTGTCAGGGCAAACAAGGAAGAGTACCTAACCCGATCTTACGAGGGCAGGGAAAATCCTAAGTACACTGTCGAATTGGTTAAGCGCAGAAATCCAATCGCGTATGCCAATGCTGAGAACTTCGTCCGCACTCAAATGAAAGCCGCTAACCCCAATGTGACCGAGGCTGAGGTACAGGGCAAGATTAAGCAGTATGTTGAAGGAGGCCGAGATAAACCTTTTGAGTCGTTAATTGATGCCGCCACGCTGGGCAAGAATCTAGGCATAACCAAGAAGCGATTAGACATTCCCAAAGAGATTCGTTTCCTTATGGGCGAATACACCGATCCCGTTATTAACTACGCTCGGTCAGCCAGCAAGATGATTGACCTTCTGCAAAAGCAGGAGATGTTAAATAAACTTAAAGACTTTGGAGTTGCCAATAAGCTGTTCTTTGAAAGGCCAACCGGCAATGCGATAACTCAGATTGCGGCAGATGGATCGGATACCCGCTCGCCGTTAAATGGCTTGTATGCAGAGAAGGATTTGGTCGATGCGCTGGAAAACTTTGAGATGTTTCATAAGGGCGGCACAGCGTTTCAACTTTATTCAATGGCTAACGCTTGGGTGAAGTGGGGCAAGACAGTAGGTAGCGTGCAGGCTCAGTTTAGAAACCCAATTTCCAACGTGCTGATTGAGGTGGTCAACGGCAACTTTAATTTCGGCGGTAATCTCAAACCAATTAAGACCATCTTAGCCGACTTTGGTGTACCAGCAATGGATACCAAGGAGGGCAGAGCCTACCTAACCCGCGCTGCTCAACTAGGCGTATACGACAACACTGTTCTGAATGAGTTTACGCAAATGCTTAAAGACGCGCAGCAGTACAAAGGATCTACGATTGATTACGCTGAAATGCTGGCGGGTAAAAGTGCTAATGTCTTAAAGAAAGGTGTTGGCGCACTGAATAAGACTTACAGGGCTGGAGACAACCTATTTAAGCTAATGGCTTGGGAGAATGAAACCAAGCAACTAATGGACGGCAGGGGGTTGTCACGCCTAGAGGCTGAAGTGATTGCAGCCGAGCGCGTCAAAAACACAAGGCCAACCTACTCGCGTGTGCCAAGGATTATCAAAGCCTTCCGCCTGCAACCTTTAATTGGAAACTTTGTTTCTTGGCCTTCAGAGATGTTGCGGATTTTGCCCAATACACTGAGGTATGCAGGCGAGGACATGAAAACACCTGGTATGCGTAGATACGGGTTACAAAGGTTAATAGGAATGTTGGCGGGAACATCTGCGGTTTACGGTTTGGTTGAGCTTGCCAAGTGGGCTACTGGATTTAATGATCGTAAGGCAGATGCGTTAAGAAGGTTTGTTGCGCCGTATCAAAAGAACGCTGCCCTAATGCCTACTGGGATGGATGGCAAGGATGTTGGTTATGTGGATATATCCTACACCAGCCCATACGAAATCTTTATGGGACCAGTGCAGGCTGTGGCTGCTGGCCGAGATCCAGAGGAAAAGATTTTGGGTGCAATCAAAGAATTTACAGAGGCTTATATTGGGCCAAGCATTTTAGCCAATTCCATCATATCTGCGTACTACGGAAAAACACCGCAGGGCAGAACCATTCGCAATCCGCAGGACACCTTTACCGATCAATCCTTGGACGTAATTTCTTATGTCCTACGTCAAAACGAACCAGCTACCGTATCGCAAATCCGCAGGATCGGATACGCTCTATCTGGCCAACCTGACACATCTGTCTCTCGGTATGGCCGTATCTACAAGCCGTCGGAGGAGTTGTCCGCCTTGTTCGGTGTCCGCCCGCAATCTATCAATGTCTCCAAGGCACTAGAATCTAAGGCATCTAGGTTTAACTCCAACATAGCCGATGTGGGCAGGATCTTTACCGAGACGTATGGCGCGGTGGGGAACGTGCCGGAAGCTAATGTGCGGGAGCAGTTTGAGAAGATGCAGAACAGGCGCAGGGTTATGTTCGATGAAGCCAACAAAGATTTTCACGCTGCAATGATGCTGGGGTTGTCTAGGTCGGAAGCCATCTCCGCTATGCGCTCCGGCGGGATGGGCGTAGATAATGCGTCAGCTATTGCCAATAATAGGTATCGGGATTACAAGATTAGTAAGTCACTCACAAAAAGCATGAGGCGCGAACTATCTCCAGAGGAGATGCAAAAGCGTCAAGAGATAGGCCGAGAGCTTATGATGCAACAAGGAGAGTAATGGCGAAATTTGACATCAGCGGGGCGGCTTCTCGTTTTACTGGGTTAGAACCCCGTATGCGGAATGAGTCTATCCGCAGAGAGCTAGAGCCATACACGGCTGCGCCACAACAACCACCAGAACAGACCGCAAGGATTGAACCTATGAGCGAATACGTTAGACCACCAACAGAACCACAACCATCTGGCGAACTTCCGCTACCATTACAGACCGTGGAGTGGGAAGGGCGCAAGGACAAGCAGGGAAATCTTGCCGTATACAAGTTGCCATCTGGCGATATGGGTGGAAACTTTGAAGTAGCTGGAATCAATGACCGATACCATCCAGAAGCATTCAAAGCCATCTCATCGCTCCCAGCGCAAGAAAGAGCGAAAGCAGCGGCAGAGTACATCCAAGGATATACCGCGCCACTTGTCGAAAAACTCCCCCAGGCCATCCAGCCGTTCACGCAGGATCTCGCGTTTAATCGTGGGCTGGGCGGTGCAACGAAGTACATCCAGCAAGGACTAAACGCTCTTGGTCAGAAGGTGGCAGTAGATGGTGGGTTTGGTCCTAAAACACTAGCCGCGATCAACCAGGTCGAGCCAAGAGCGTTAATGCGCGCTGCCAGCGATGCTCAATTGCAGGATGAATACAAGCGAGCAGAGCTTGATCCAAACCGAAGGAAATTCATTCCTGGCCTAGAGGCCAGAATTAGGAATAGATTGTCAACCTTTGGGCAGGGTTAACGACTTGCCCACCCTTGTCTTACTGTGGTTGATCCAGCAGTAAATGAATTAACTGGACCAATATAGCAAGACCCAACCTTTTCGGTTAACCCATCATTTGACACAAAGGCACTGCCAGCGCGAACTACAACACTACTATCTTCTCGAATATATGTTGACCCAACGTGCTGACAGACTCTGCCGTCTTGATAAATGAATCTACTTCCTGACTTAAATATCAATCCATCTTCAGTCATAATCACACTCCCAGCCCGATGAACATTCCCACCCCCACGATAAACCCCTCCAATAAAGTCATTCATTTCGGTTTCCTCATCCGCTATTCCCGATGCCATCAGCATCGCCATCAGTGTTATAGTTGTTATTGCTTTCATAGGAAAAAGTCTCTAGGTCAAACCCAGATCCGTCAAGCATGAAATTATCATCACGCCAAATTGGTGCAGTTGGGGTGGCTCGCGTCACCGGCGCGTTGCTGCGGTGCGGGTACAACGTACTTACGCCTTACGAGGATTTTGCTGGGTACGACGTAGTGGCAGAGAAGAACAATAAGTTCTTCCGCATTCAAGTTAAGACCGCGCAGACCGTAGAACCTGGGCGCACCAAGTACCGCTTTACCACCAGCAGTGGCAATGGATTTAATATCCCCAAACGCGCTATCAGTGGCGTGGATTATGTGGCGTGCTGGGGAATGAACGATGACCTATTCTGGCTGTTACCCATCGCCAAGTGCAAAAGCATAACAACTAAACTTTGTCCATCGACAGGACAAAGCTGGCGTGTATTCCAGAACCTATGAACGAGTCGCAAGCATGGGAAAAATTTGAGGAAGCTATGCGCGATGTGCAATCATTCGACGAGGCGATTGCGTGGTTAAACAAGAATCCAGAAATACGAGAAGGACTGACCGTGTTTGAGATGATGAGAAACTTTAATAGGGACATTAGAGACGCTAATAAGTATAACCGCAATTAGGCAGTAGCACATTTTGTGTTGACGGTTTTTGGGGTGGCTGGCTAGACACTAGCCAATGGGCAAAATCAATAGCCGAGCTAAGGGAGCGCAAGGGGAGAGGGAGTTGGCGGGATACTTGCGGGAACAGGGCTGGCAGAAGGCTAGGCGCACCCAGCAGTACGCAGGCAACCCAGAGGGCGGGAGCGGGGATGTAGTCTGCGAGAACTTTCCATTTCATATCGAAGGCAAACGATGCCAAGCACTCAAGCCCGAAGAGTGGATAGCGCAGGCCAAGCGGGATTGTCCAGCGGGTAAGATCCCCGCAGTATTCTTCCGCCGCAATGGCCGCAAGGAGTGGCTAGTAGTTTTAACCGCTGATGATGTTTGCGAGCTGGCGCGGCAACTTGCCCCAGCCCGTGAAATAAAGATCGACTATATGCCATCGACCGATGTAAAAGGTTTTTATGTCACCAGCCCTCACGACCTAGACCAACTTACCCCCAACAACATAAACCAATAAATAAGGAGAAATAACATGGCACTAACATTGAGTGAATCAGCAAAACAAGAGCGCAAACTACCCGAAGCAGGAGCTACGGTTGGGATGCTATTTAGCCTAGTTGACCTAGGAACGCAGAAGCAAACCTGGGACGGCGAAGAGAAATGGTCGCCCAAAGTGCGGCTTACTTTCGAGTTGCCCGACCAGACTGATGAGTTTGAGGTCGTAGAAAATGGCAAGACAACTAAGGTGTCAAAGCCGATGGTGGTATCCATCGAGCAGACACGCTCGCTTGGCGAGAAGGCCAGCTTGCGGAAACTGCTAGAGCAGTGGAGAGGGCAGACCTTTACCTCGGCAGAGCTAAAGGCATTCAGCTTGAAGAACCTCTTAGGCAAGCCAGCCATGCTTACCCTCATCCACAAGACGAGCCAGCAGGGCAGGCAGTATTGCGCCATTGCCGGAGCGTCCAAGCTACCCAAAGGTATGAAGGCTCCAGCTAACACCACCAACGCTCAGATGTATTATGAAATCGAACAGGGCGAGGGTGGGCAGTTTAGCGAGATGCCGGAGTGGCTACAGGACAAGATTCGCGCCAGCAAAGAGTTTGCGACCGCTGCGGGCAAGTCCACGACCACTAAGGTCGAGCTTGACGCAGACGGCAACGCAATGCCGTTCTAGGTTATATGGCACTTACTATTACAAGTAAGTGGGATAGCTCCTCGGCTAATTCCAGATTGGTCGCTGTTGAAAGCAGCGGCCACTGGTATGATGCCGAGGGGCGATCTGCCCACGTTATTCTTGGAAAGAATGGCAAGGAACGAAACACAACTGTTGCTGACGCTAGAAAGATGGGATTGTTGCCATCAGTAACTAGCGTACAAGGAATTTTACATAAAGAACAACTGGTGTCTTGGAGAATTGAACAGGCCATAATGTCTGCATTAACTCTCCCAAGAGAAGAAGGAGAGGATCTAGGTGAATATGCGAAAAGAGTCGTTAAGGATAGCAAAGAACAAACAACCAGAGCGGCATTGCATGGGACAGCCATGCACGTTGAGTTGGAGAACATCCTGCTTGGAAGACCTGTATCCAAAGATGAAACACTTGCTCCGTACATCAAGACATTCAGAGAGTGGGCGGAAAAGAATGTCGAGAAAACCTACTGGTGCGAGAAGGGTCTTGTTGGCGCGGGGTATGCTGGAAGATGTGACGCATACGTCAAGCTACGCGGTATTGGTGACGCTATCATCGACCTGAAGAATCGTAAGGTTAACAAGAAGTATAACACGCCTCCATTTTACCCAACCGATGCGCAACAGCTTTGGGCATATAGGAATGCGAGCGAGAATCCTCAAGCAGCCTGCGTATCGGTTGTTCTGGCATCCAATGATCCAGAATACATAGAGCATCATCAGTGGGACGAAGACGAACTCTACCAAGCTGGAATCGCCTTCTGCGCCATGCAAAAGGTGTGGGCTTGGGTTAAGGGATACACACCTCCAGGGATGAAGCTATGATCGACCCTGCTGACGTGCTGTGGCTGGAGGAATTGCTGGACCAAGTTTATCGGAGTCTTGCCAAATGACTGCGCCTACCATAGCCGAGATGGGTGATGCTGCCGCCGACATAGTGTGGCGCGTTATGGGCAAGGGATCAGAGAAGTCTGCCTACGGCGATTGGCTGGAGAAGGATAGGCCGACTCACGATTACCATATCGCCAGAGCCGTCCGGCACTTGGCCACAGCGCAGATGCAATTACACAAGTCCTCGCCTTGTCCAGATAATAACGGCGAAACAAGTGTTGACCATCTTGAGCGTGCGCTGGTTCGGTGCTTGTTTACGCTCGCACAGATTAAGAAGGAGGTGACAAGACTATGAACCAAGAAGAAATAGACAAAGATTGGGATGAGTTTTTTAGCAAGCCTCGTCCTTGGCTTTACTCAAACTATGGAGATAAATCAAGCGACAGCGATGAATCTGAAACAGATAAATCGTTCCAGAAGTTCTGCGATTACGAGGGGAACAATAGGTATCCTAGGGAATGAGGCTGGCTCTGTCATGGGTTCTGTATTGGCTGGGGGATATCATCAGCCGCACTATCTTGCGGTTAGGGATTGGCTACGGCCTATACAAAACGCTGATGCTTTGGTCGCTCGAACTGGATGACAAGTTTGATGTTTGGAAGGAAGTAAAACCAAAAAGGAGAAAACGCAAATGAAGGATTTAGGTAAAATTACTTTTGGCAAAGCACGGCCTGCGCCCAAGCAAGTGCTGGTCGACGTAACCTATGACGATAAGACGGCCAAGGCTCTGCACGCCTTTGGGCTGAAACGGTTAAAGAAAGATCAAGAGGCAGTGGTTCAGTACGTCATCACGAAGGCGGTGGAGGGCTTGGTCAAAAAATGAAACGCGCTGTAGTCACGATGGCGTTTGGGACGGAGTGGGATAAGGTTCTCGCGCTCACCCAGCCCCGCATCGAGGATTTCGCCAAGCGTAACGAGATAGACTTTATCTTAATCAACCGCTCAGTGATGGACCCTAAGGACTATAACAAGTCGCTCCTTGCAAACATACTGGTGGGGCGAGGCTACGAGCAGTGCATCTACATCGACTGCGATTGTCTTGTGGCCAAAGACTGCGATGACTTTGCTAACCCCAAGGAGGAGGGCAATGACGGCTTTATTGCCTTTGATGAGGGTGATTTCCTAGACCGCAAGGAGGGGATGAAGAAGCTGGCCGCGCAGTATGGCGGGACGATTACGCCTACCTACTACTTTAACTTTGGCGTGTTTGCCATCCGGCGCAAGCACGTTGGCTTACTATCCCTACCCCCGCTGGGTACTGTACCTAACCACTTCGGGATGCAGACCTGGGCGAACATCCAAGCGCACCTCTGGGACATACCGCTGTCGGGCTTAGATCCCGCCTACAACTGCATGACCAGTGTGGAGGACCAGTACGGCCTAGACCGCCACAAGGATGCCTACATCATTCACTACGCTGGGCAGTCGGGGGATTTAGATAAGCTGGCAGCTACGATTGCGGCTGACGATGCCAAGCTGAAAGAGCTAGGGCGGTGACGGAGATTAAGGTCGTGGAGGAGTGTGGTCGCTTTCGGCTACACACGATGGCTGGTAACGTCATTGGTCCGCGACTTTATGGATCGCGCCCGCCGACTGACTTTCCGCCGTTGCAGGATTTGTTTGACACCTTGGAAGCGGCGCAAGAGGCTTGCGAACTGTGGAACCAATACGCTCTTTGGCATAAGGCTCAACGTAAGAAGAAATGAGAAGCACGCAACTAACCAGAGGAGATCGTGATGACAGAATGCGACAACTGGCGGGAGAGGTGGCACTGCGGGCTATTGAAGACTTGCGGTTGCTGCGCCGGAGAGGAGCGGTGAAAGGGATGAAGGTTATACCTTGCTATACGGGGCGGGATCTAAACGAATGTCCCGAATACAACAACACCATCGAGATCCGCAAACTGCTACGCGACTTTAAGAATGGGACAGTAACGTGGTGGTGCAGGGCTGGTGGAATTAACATCGACACGCCGCGACTTTTGAGGATGATGGAAGTATGACTTCGCACATCGTTAACTTCTTGGGCGATCTATTCGCCTTCTTCGCTTGGACAACGCTGTTTATGTCTTTGTTCGTCTCCATCGTGGCAACGGCATCCTACATCACAATCAAGATGGTCGAGTACATCATCCAATTATTCCGTGAGTGAGTTTAAGCAAAAAGTATTAACGGCGGCAGTAGACCGCTATGTGTTGACACCCACCCAGTGCATGATGCTACGCCAAGATGCAGAGGTGATCGGGATGAAGCGCGCAACTGTGATGAAGAAGGATGGCACGACGCGCAGATCGTTTGCCAGAAGTTGCTCGTCATGCTGGGTTCCGATGGCTCCGCATTACAAGTGGCTTTATTCGATAGTCAATGAGTTGACAACGGCTGTCAACGCCGAGCATTACCGCTTCGACATTACGGGGGTGCAACAGTTGCAGATTCTAAAGTACAATCCACTCCAGCAGTTTTGGTGGCACTACGATACGTTTACTGGATCGGATCGCAAGATGACGATGGTAGTCAATCTGTCCGATCCTTCCGAGTACCTTGGCGGTGGCTTGCAAGTTAAGGCTGACTTGGTCGGCGGAAGGTTTATTCGGGATCAGGGCGCGGGTTGCTGGTTTCCGTCCTACGTCGAACATAGGGCGCGTGCGCCTATCTGGGGTACACGCTGGGTGTTGGTGGCTTGGTTAACTGGACCAGCTTGGCGATGACCCACGCAGCTAACCTACCCCGACATCAGTATGTGTCGGTTGACAAGTCCGTGATTAGCCAAGGCCAAGTACAGGGCTGGGAGGATGCGGTTTGGTTTGGGTTATCCAGCGTGCCACACCGAGCTTGGGCTTGCACTGTGATGCTCAAATGCGGTGCGTTGTATCGAGGCTTGCCCTTGTCTGCCATCTGCCACGATCCAGTAGGACATTCCCACAAGTGGGAGCTGCGGGATGCACAACGCTGGGATTGTTTTGGCTACAACTTCTCTACCATCGAATACGATTACTTACGGGAGTTAGACTGTAACGTATGGATCGCAAGCAGGCAGGAGTGGTTGGGCGGAAGCTATATGTTTACCGCCGAGCCGTACGGAGATGCCTATAGCTTGGAACCTAGCCAAACTAAGTCGCACCATTTCATTGCCCTGCACAATGGGCGGATGACGTGTGTGCCAGGCAACAATGTGTTATTCACAGAAACTTCTTTCACCGGCAAGAAACCTATTGCTAAACCAGATTGGCTTCGAGTACAAACAAACACCTACCACGCCGAGGAGCAAGGCTTTGACGCTGTGGTGGGTGAAGAAACCGCATGAAAGCATTATACAAATACGCACGGCTGGAGGTGAAGGCACTGGCCGAGATGCTGGACAAGAACGCCTGCCAGCCTGGGCGGTTGCTGGAAACAAACGTCTCACCCCTAGCATGGATTATGAACGAAATGCTCTACGACAAGTTTCATGGTAACGGCTGGAAGCTAAACCTACTCACAGGAGTTTTTGAAAAAGTATGACTATAGAAGCCAGAGACAGA